CAACTACTGTTTATGACCAAATACTTGGTAAAAACGCTAAGAGACCTTTCTTACATGTTAGATACAGAGCTTCTGAATCTGAAGACAGACGTTACAAGTCTTGGATTACAGGTTCTGCAGGTGGAGCACAAACATCTTCTTTAGATGCAATGGAAGTAAACTTCCTTTCTGAAAGAGCAGTTTGTACTTTAGGTGCTAACAACTTCTTCTTATTCAAAGCATAATAAGAATAACAACAATCAAAGGGGAGGATTAACCTCCTCCCTTTTTTTTTAACTTTAATTAAATTATATATAATGAAAACTAAAAAAGAATTTATAGACAAAGTCTATAGACTAAAAGGAGATAAAGCTCCTTTAGCTTTTATGTTAGCTTCCCAACATAGTAAAAGATTTCCCTTATTACATTTTGACGAAGACACAGGAGTTAATAAACCTCTGCGTTATGCAACAAATCAAAAATCTCCATTTGTAGAACAACAAGATGGAAACGTGGTTTTAGAACCAATTGTATTTGAAGATGGTATGTTAAGGGTAACAAAACAAAATCAAGTATTACAAATGTTTTTAGAATTACATCCTCAAAATAATTTCTTATTTGAAGTAGTCGACAAAGGTCGTGAAGCTGCTGAAGATGTAGAGATAATGAATGAAGAGGTTGATGCTTTAATTGTTGCTAGACAGATGTCTTTATCTCAATTAGAAATGATTGGTAGAGTTTTGTTTGGAGACGTAAGTAAAATGTCTACAGCTGAATTAAAAAGAGATATGTTGGTTTATGCAAGAAACAATCCTCATGAATTAATGGATATTGTTAATGACCCAATGTTAAAATTACAATCAAAAGTACAAATGTTTTTTGATGCTAAATTATTGATTTATAAAAACAATAAACGTGATGTGCATTTTAATACATCTTCTAATAAAAAACGTATGGTAACTATACCATTTGGCGAAGATGGTTTATATATTGTATCATCATACCTACAATCTGATGAAGGTTTAGAAGCTTTAAAACTTCTAGAAAAGAGGTTAGAAAAATAATAAAACTAAGAGAGGCTAAAAAAATTAGCCTCTTTTTTTTTTACTTATCTTTGTAGAAAA